GTCCTGACTAGGGACCCATCGACTTTAAGAGAATTTTTGCATATTAAAGATTTACGATGTTTTTAAAAAGGGTTTTTCAGAAAGTTGTCAACTTTTCTGTTTTGGTTTTACGAAACCCCTTACTAGGAGTTTATGCCTTATTCGAGGCTTTTAGTTTTGGGACCTCTTTTAGGGGCCGTGGCTTGCCAGTTGTGAGCGAAGCTGTTGATGGTTTCGCTCAGCACCAAAGTGTCTACATGGACACTCGTTTTGGCAATTTGTCACTCAATGGTGAGCTTGAAGGTTTCATTAACCTTGGACCATGCTTGTTGTCCACCTCAATGAGCATTGTCCGGTCCTATTATTCTAGATGTTATAGGAAGTGTTCTAGTTGTGATTCTGTCACTCACACTCTCTCCTTGACACTTTGTTGTGATAATCCCGAGAGGTATCCTGTTACTGATGATTGGATTTCCTCTTCTGAGGCTATCCAACGCTTCACAACAAGGAATGTTTCTGCCATTGAGTCTTATTTAGAGGTGCTGGCCGCCATGTTAGGTATTCCAAGGGCTGCGCCCACGACCTCTGGTTCAGGTTCAGCTCCCATTATTTCAAATCAGGAAGATTTGGAAAGGGAGAGACGTTTAAGGGCTTAAGAACCTCTGAGGAGACCCACGAAACAGCTGGCCTGTCAGGTTCTGGCTTTGGAACCTTTTGTTTAAAATGTTTATTGATTGTGAAAATCCACAATTGCGCACGGCCTCTGATGATTCAGACTGGATCCGTACTGGGAATACAAATGTTTACACTCGTGGTGATGATTCCCATACTATTGAGGAATCTTCTCACCTTGGCTCCTACATTTCTGATGAGCTAATGGTCCTAATCCTCCGTGATGGTTCCTTCACTTATGGGTTGCTCCAAGAAGTTATGGACTTAGAATACCCAATTCTTCCCACACACACAGATATGGGGGCCCTCATGTCAGCGACGAAAGTTGGTGAGTTTGGGGCTTATTATGTTGGTGTTTGTGGTATCGGCTATTGCCTTGTTAAATTCTTTGGGGGCTTGGCCGTTTTAAAGGTTCCTTCCGCAATTTCTTGGGCTGGTGCTCATTTCCGCGTTGGCCTCAGGCGTTTCGTGTATGCCTGGTTGCTCTTCCAACAGGTTCCAACAGGCCAGACTACACTTGATTGGTCAACCTTTTGGGGTGGCCTTATGGACAAGCATGAGGGTTGGAAATCCTTTGTGTGGAAGAAGCACGTTGGCCTTGCAAGGGACGCTTGTGAGTCAATGAGGGGTAATGAGTACCACAATGGTTCATATGTGTACCTTCATTACGTCCCATCTTCTTTTGGTTGGCGTGAAAGCGCGGTCTCATTAGGTGGGACCATTGCTGAACGGTACTTGTTTCCTGCCATTGAGCGCATGGACGACATGTATTTGAGAACCTACGGTTTTAGGACTTCCGCCAGGAGAGTCTTTGTCTCAATTGCTGCCCCTTTTGTCTCTGGCATCGGCTATTTTGTGGCCTTTTCAAAAGTGGCCCTCCTAATCAAATTCCTGGGAGTTTGTATTTGGTTGGGCTTCGCTTTCATTGCTGTTGACCCCGTGCTGAGCATTTTGGGCCTTGTCAAGTCAGCCTGTGTGAGGGCTTTCTTGAGATTGAAATCCTGGTGGCGTAGACGCTAGTCCCCTGAAGAGTCCCAGGTCGAAACAGGCTGGTCCTGTCGGGTGTTCTTTTGTCACCCAGTGAGTAATATGTCTGTTCCTTATTTTTCCGAACCATCTGTGATTGTATCAAAATATGGCCTTGTTTCTGAGAATGAATCTCCTCAGGGTAACACTGTCATGACTAGGGGTATTGGGTGTTCGTACTTTTCGTACAATGGTCGCCTTCAAATCGTTCTCTCTGCTCAAGATGCGCAGAGGGTCGGCTCTTGGTTTGATTTGTCTATTCTATCAAGGCAATCAGACACTGGAACTGTAACCTGGACCGTCCCTGCTGGGGATTTTGATCCAAGAGTTAATCCTTTAAAGCGTGACGGTTTGATTGATTTCAACCGCCTTATCGCTTCTGATCTAACAACTACCATCGTTGATGGCTTTAATGGAATTGTCTCTGATGTGAGGTATTCTGATTTGTCCCATTCTGGGTGTAAGGTCTTGAGCCTTCGGTGTGCCACAAAGTATCTTGCTATCAGGGCGAGAACTTGTCAGGATCACCGTTTGGTCACTGTTCTTTGGCCCCATTTTAAGGGGTTTTTGAGAATGCATTTGATTCACAGGGAAAAGACAGCTTGTCGGCTTTTTCTGATTGAGGCCTTCAATGCTTATGTTCCTGACGTGTATCCTCAGGTTCCTTGTCCGGTCAAAAGCCTTCACGAAATACCAAGCTTTGTGAGAACTTTTAGCCCTTACTCAAAGTTAATTTATGATGGAAAGTTTCACAAAGTTATTTCATCATACAATTCCTTTGTTTGTGATTACCTCAACTCCGTGGAAGCCCTTACTTCTAATGAGTTTCTGGAACCTGATCAGGTGTTGGTTGTCTCCGCATCGTATCCTACTACTGATGATAGGGACAATTTGATGTCTTTTAGTGAGAGGTGTTATCTCTCGATTCAATCCAGCTTCCAGAGGCTGGGCTGTTTCATAGTTGACATTGGAGGGCGCTGGAATCGCGTCCCTCTTATGTATTACGATTCAGAGGGTGACGATGTTTCTGCTGGTCCACACTCTGCAGGCCACAACACCGACACTCTTGTTTCTAAGATTTTGGTTTTGGTTGGCTCTTCAATTGCCAACCTTGCCCGCTCCCGTATGTGGGGCTGACTTATAACCACTGATGAGGTCCCGAAACAATCCTCC